CCGCCGTCCTGGCGGTCGCATGATTCTCACTCAAAATTCTTTTAGTGAGATCATTTCCCTCATCTAGATGGAGTACGAGCATGGCAACGCGGACGCGTTCTAGGGTGGTGCAGCCCCCTGTAGGGAGCGCATTCACCAATAGAACGGGTCTTAGTCGCGGTGGCTTCAATCAGACAGTTACCTCTGAGACGTGTATAGATGATACGTCTAAGGGGGATTGCTGGCCATTTGATGTCACGCGTTGGGATATTAGTGGCGGACGCATCACTTCACAAGAATTTGGAAGTGGTGGTTCGACTTGGTGGAAATACAGAAACTTCCTTGCGGAAGGCCTGTGGACCATCTCTAATTTCCCGTCACGCTCGGTTACGTTGTCCGACTCTGATGTGGGCTATGCTACAAAAGCAGCAGCCCGCACGAACCCTTCTAGGCCGATTGTTAATCTGCCTCAGGAGATCGTAGAGCTCAGGGACTTGCCGCATCTACTCCGCATGGCCGGTCATGGTTTGATCGGTGGTGCGGGATCGGCAAATCTCAGCGTCCAATTTGGGATAAACCCAATAGCTGGCGCTCTCGCCAAGCTTTTCTTCTTTCGCGAAAGCATGCTTATTCGCATGCAAGAGCTAAAGAGGTTGGCTGGCGAGCGTGGACTACGTAGAACGGTCAGACTGGATTCGGGGTCAAGTGTGGGCACTCAGCTCACATTCCTTGAGACCGCTGGTTTCACTTGGAGACCGACGTTCACTTGGAAGACCTCAGAAGAAGTTCGTGGTCATGTGAGGTGGAAATCCACCCCAAATTTCGACAAACTTGCATATGATCCAGATCTGGAAGCGAGAGTTGTCCCGATCATGTTAGGGTTCGACTGGGCGAATGCTACTAGCACCGCCTGGGAACTTCTACCATGGTCGTGGCTAATCGACTGGGTTACAAACCTAGGCGATTACCTATCCCTTACCAACAATGCGGTAGGGGCGGAACTCGTTGGGACGTATATAATGCGTCACACGCTTACTGAATACTCTGCGGATGCGCTAGACCTGTGGTATCCATTCCCTCAAAACCAAGGGGGATGGCATGCTACAGCTGCAGGACCGAAGGTCCTCGTCGAACGAAAGCGCAGGTATCAGGTTTCCGTTATTCCATCTGCCCGTCTCCCATTTCTCGATGGGAATCAGGTGGGCATACTTGCTTCACTGTTAGCTTCCCGGGGCAAGTATTCATCATACTTGTGAACCGGGGGCATATCAGTAAAACATGGTGCAATCTTGTACCATGGTAGCAAGATGGAGTAGAATACATGTTCGCAGATCCTAGCACGGTTACTATCAACGCTGTTGCCAAGAATCTTGTTCGTATCAACCAAGATCAGTACTCTTCCGAGTACCTTCTTCGGTCTGCTACAGACGAGATTCGGCTGCGTATCAGGAACACGTCGTATCTGGATAAGAAACGCAATGTGATGATTGATCGTCACAATGTGGAACTTACTCAGACCGTTTTTCCGGTCGCACCAGCTACCCTGGATATTGTCCGTAAAGGGTATTTCGTTCTCGAGAATCAGCGGGGTGACACCCTCACTGATCCCGTTAACGTTATTGCTGGCTTGATGGGTTGGGCGACTGCGTCGACCAACGCCAATCTGAACAAGTTGGTAAACTTCGAATCGTAAGCAACGTGTGCTAGTCCGTATGGACTAGTTGCTTACGACGAGAAATCGAAGTAAACCGAGCACTCTGCGGCTTGGATTGCAACCCTCTTAATGGAGGCTACAATGAAAAGCCAAGTGAATGATCTACTCCACGTCGTGCGGGGTATCCATAAGGATATCCTCGCAGCGTACCCGGAGATGGGTGAAGATCTCGAAAGAGATTTCGAGAGAATCGCCCTACTTTGTCGAGACAGGGATCTTAGTGTGTTTACACTAGATCTCCCTGCCCTCGAGTCTCAGCTTCTTGCTGGACTAGAGAGTGGACGCCTTAGCTTAGAAGGACCGCTTAGTACGCGGAAATCTCCTAAGATCCATGTGCCCCGTTTATACGGCGGACTATGGTTGCGTGTCTTCGACAGAGACGCCTGTCTGTTGACAGAGGTCGATGTCACTGCCTTAGCTTTCCTGCGTCAGGTGTTAACCATCGGCAAGAAGCTAAGGGTAGAGTGCTCTCACTCCCGCGTAAAAGCGGTAGCGGAGGCATATCATGACATCGAATCCCGACTCCGTCCTCCAACTCTTAATTGGGCTGGGGATAGACTCGGATTCGGCGACACGGATCAGCGTGGCACTTACTGGTGCCGCTCTGATCAGCTCGATCTTTATCAAGAAGCATTCAAAGAAGAAAGCTTCGAAGAAAGAGAAAGAGACGCCGAATGCGACCGGGACGTAAATCTAGATTCTCTGCACCTTGTGCAAGCTCTAGATTTTGGACGTGCCAACGTTTCCATGAACTTACCTCTCTTTGCTTCACAGCAATCGGAAGTGGTCATGGATCCGAAAGACTTCCAGTCCCTTTATCGCGCTCTGAATAAGGTTCAGCAAGTTGCTGACCTTATTACTAGTGCCTTTGACGAGCTGGACGTTATAGGATTTTCATCCTATCTTGAACAGCACGGAAAGGGTACTGGCTTCAGACATGGACCTGGTGCCGTTGCGGAAAAGTTAGATAACTGGGAGAAATCCCAATTTCCTAACTGGCCCGCTAAGCTTAACCGTGTCTTCCCATTTGAGTCCTGCGGCAAAACCGCTGGCTCCAATGAGAAGAGGCCTACTCTTCACGAGAAAGCCTCCATACTTATGCAAGTTCCTAAGACAGCAAAAAGTCCTAGGCTTATTGCAGCTGAGCCAACATCACACCAGTGGTGTCAACAGCTCATATTGCAATACTTCAATGAACAATGTCGTAAGACTTTTGGTCTTAGCTTCATTGCTTTTAAGAAGCAAAGCATGAGTGGCGACTTGGTTATCCAAGCTTCTAAGGATCTAGACCTAGCAACGGTGGACTTATCCGACGCTAGCGACAGGTTGACGTGTTGGACCGTGGAGCGATTGTTCAGAAGAAATCCTTCTGTCCTGAAAGCTCTGCACGCCGCACGTACGAGGTATCTTCGAGACGAAGTCTCCGAAGATGTGAGCTACTTGAAACTCAAGAAGTTCGCCTCGCAAGGAACGGCCACGACGTTTCCCGTCATGAGCTTGGTGATGCTCTTTATCGCTCTCGGGGTTTCGGTCCCGGAGGATAAGAACGTCACCTGGCGAGAGATTTGGAAACTCAAACGCCAGGTACGTGTGTACGGTGATGATATTATATTACCGACACACGGGTACGTACGTTTGTGTCGAGTCATGGAAGCTCTTCAACTTAAAGTCAACGTAGCTAAAAGCTACGTTAACGGCAAGTTTAGAGAATCATGTGGCGTAGACGGCTATGCTGGTTATGACATAACCGCTGTTAAGCCCAAGACACTAAACGTCGACAGCCCGGCTGCGTGTCAGGCTGTGATAGACAACTCTAATAACCTCTACAAGAAAGGATATTGGAATGCCTCAGCAGCCTGTCTCACCTTGTTGCCTCTACGTATACGACGTAGATTGCGCATTGTGGACTCACACGCAGTTGGGATCGGAGGTGTCACCTCTTACAGTGGAAGCGATGAATCTCATCTTGAGAAAAGATGGAATCCTCGCCTACATCGGAACGAGGTCAGAGTTTGGACATTATCTGTCAGAACTCAAGAACACTTCCGAGACGGATTTCCGGCATTGCTGGACTTCTTTGCCAGCAAGCACAGTCATGAGCACGCTCGGACTGTGTCTGAATATGCCGAAGTCCGGAAGACCAGAAGTGGTCTTCTATGGGAGCCCTCTCACACTAGCAGTCTCGTTGCTGCTCGATTACTCGAAAAGCGATCAATTGCAGATCATCACTGATCTGATTGATCGATCCATGGATCGAAACAGGTGTTTCTACATGGACGTCAGAATGCAAGAGCGTTCTGGCGTGATCGGAAATCGTAGCATCTTCGAACATGACTACAAGGAGGCTCTGGGGTACGTTCAGGATCCATCCTGAGAGTATACGTACTTTCGCACGTGCACTACACAGAAAGGAATACTCTATGCGTACTTCCAAAGACGAACTGCGTAAGGACCTAGTTTGGGCCTATACAGAATATTGTCGTACAATGGATCATCTCGAGGATCTCTCCTTACGGGGAGTAATCGCAGGTGATGACTACCAAAGTGCGGAACGTTCTGCTAGGAACGCAAATCTGTTCCTTTCACAGTTGGTTATGATGTATATAACCAAAATACATCATAAACCCGTAACAGAATCTCGCGTTGAGAATCTGTTGCGTCACCTCGCTCTTATAAGTTAAAGAGCTGTGATGAGGGAGTCGGAGATCATCTAGAAAACAAC